CTATGGTAAACAATATTGAATTATGGAAGATTGCAAAAATAAAACTACCACAAGTCATAAATAACAACATGATTGAAAGTGTTAAATTTTTGAATTTCTTAACTAATTCTCCAAATATAAATCCTGAAAATATACCACTAATAGCAAGTATTGTTAGTAAGTTTAGCTTGCTGATTCCGGATGGTTATAAAAAGAAACGGCCTCAAAATTCAACGGGGTCTATTTCTCTTATTGACGCCGTGGAAGTTTTGCCGGAATCAATCACAGTCACACCGTCAAAAGTGACTGACCGGGTCCAAATTGTAAACGGCTCTAAAGTTATTTCCTTTTCGGGTAGCTATGCACCAGGGCAAGATATTGTTATTTCTTTTGATCTGGATGAAGTTAAGGCAACCTATGGAAACCGGAATATTTTGAGCGAATTAGACCGATTCAGTCCGCTTGAATTATTTAAAGTTCGGGACGGTGACACAATCACCGCGGTTAATGCAGTAGTTAAGAAAGTAGTTTGGAGGGATGAAAGAGCGTGATTTATTTATTTGATAAAGAGGAACAGCTTATCAAAGTAGTGAGAAAAAACGCTATCAAGTCAGCACTTCAAAAGTACGCTCTTACTACTGATAACTACGTTTCTGATCGCTTGACGGTTGAGATGAAGGCGTTAAATGATGATGAATTTGAAAAGGTGGAGTATATGGCCATTCAGTCAATGGAAAGTACACACCTTTTTCATTATTTTTATATCGCCCAAAAATCAACTAAAGGGGAAATTTCAACTTTTACCGGGGTTCAGTCCGGTATCGAAGAACTACGAAAAACCCCGGTATTTGATAAACGGCCTAAAAATACACCGGCTAAACCGGTGATCAATGAACTCTTACAGGGTACGAATTGGCAAGCCCGTTATATTGCGGACACCACAAACCACAGCACGAATTTCTACTATACTTCAGTGTTTGACGCCCTGAAAAAAATCTGTAAGGTTTGGGGCCTTGAAATGCAGTTCTTTGTAGAAATGAACAGCAACGGCCTAGGCGCCCGGTACATTGATTTTAAAAAGAAAATCGGTGAAGCCGTAGGGAAACGGGTAGTGTACGGCCATAATGCGCTAGAGATCCTGAAAGAAGTGGAAAGAACCAATATTTTCACGGCCCTGATTGGACGCGGAAAAGGTGAACAAGTTTCAAGTGCTGAAGAAAGCGGAAAAGGTGGGGACGGCTATGGCCGTAAAATCACCTTTGAAGATGTGGTATGGTCCAAAGCTAAAGGGGACCCGCTGGATAAACCAAAAGGCCAAAAATACCTAGAAATTCCGGAAATGACTAGGGCTTACGGGATTAAAAATTCAGATGGCACAATGCGCCCTAAAATCGGGTTTACCGAATTTAGCGAAGAAGAAGATCCGAATGAGTTAATTAAACTTACTTACCAAACCTTGATCAATTCAGCACGTCCACAATTAACCTTGAAAACGTCAAGCGTTTATCTGAAGGGTGTTAAAATCGGGGACACTATCCGGGTAGTTCGACACGATAAAAAGTTAGACTATGACACACGGATTTTTGAAATTACGTTCAACCGTTTAAATGATCAGTCTAGTGATATCAAATTAGGGGATCAGATCGGTGAAAGTTCATCTTCCAAGGTTCAGGCCGTAGCAGATAAAGCGATAGAAGAATTTATTAACAATGAATTTAATAGCTTTATCGAAAACTTACCGGATTTTATCAAGACGGCAGACGGCTTTAACACTAATTGGTACGGCGCTGAAGATCCTACAAAGAAATACCTTAAAAAGGTAATGATCAACGATATTTGGTACAAACCTGATCCGGAACATGAAGGCCATAAAATCATGCTACGCTGGACCGGGGAAGATTGGGAAGAAATCCTAAGAACTTACAACGAAGTAAGTTTGAGGGAAGCGATTGATCAGAAATTCAATGAGCTAAAACAAGCTATGGACCAACAAAGCGCAAAGAATGAACAACAGATTAATGACGCTTTGAAAAAATCCGGCCTTGGAAAACTTGCGGACGACGCTAAGAAAATAGCGGAACAGACAAAAGGCGAACTTGAAACGATCAAACAGCAAAACCAAACCGCCCAAAATGAATTAACTACTTTTAAAGAAAAGGTTCAGGCAGATTTGGACGGGAAACCAAGCCTTTCAACGGTGACCGAACTGATTGACGGAGTGAAGGAACAATTCACTAGTTCAACAGTTGGGGGGCCTAACTTGATCCGTGATACGGGTTACAAAGAAGGTTTAAGATATTTCGGTCACAGCGGAATTGCAAAAATAGGAACTCACCCTTTCTATTACAACGGCTCAAAACCAATACTAGTTTTCTCTAATAACGACCGGACCGAAAAAGTAATAAGTTCCAATCGGTTTTTATTAGAGAAAAATACAGATTACACCTTTAATTTTAGAGGGTTTAACAATTCAGCTTTGACGTCCTATGATGTCTTTATCTTGGGACGTCGTAACGGTGAAACTCAAGGTTTTACTATTATCAAAAAGTTGATTGATGGCAAAAAATTAAGCACTAGTGAACTAGAAAGTGTATCGGTCCAATTTAATTCCGGCGATATTGATAACGCTTATTTGCGCTTCGATAACAACGGAACAACCGGCGGGCAGTCTGATCTATATATTGCTGAAATTGACCTTTATAAAGGGACACAGAAAAGACCTTGGCAACCAGCACCGGAAGATCAAGAATATTTAGTAACACAGGCACAAGCTGAATTTGAAAGAACAGCGCAAGGCCTGAAGACTAAATTAGACACTATTTCTACAAATTTTAATCCGGATGGGACAACTTCAGAAAAGTTTAACCGCTTTTTGGAAACTAAAACCGCTGAAGGTATCAGCCGGGAGCGCTCTGAATTTGGAAAAAACTACGTCGCAAAAAATACTTATAACGAAAAAATTAGTGAGATTGAACAGAAATTCAATAGAACAGATGGACAATTGACACAGTTTGCGACTTATAAGAACGGGCTAGATGGTCAATATGCGACAATTACCAAACAGCTTTCAGACAATCAGACAGCTTACAGTGATTTTAAGCGTACTTCTGAAACATTTGTCCAGGCTTTTGGTACCGTAGGAAGTGAAATAGCTAGTAATATTTCCCGAATGTTATTGAATGATCGAATTTTTCAAACAGAAGTTGGAAAGTATTCGTCAAACGGTGGGCCAAATATGCTCAAAAACTCCCGCGCAGATGATGGCTTGAAATATTGGGAAGAGGCTAATGGAAGATTAAGCTTCACAGCTCACCAATTTTACTTCAATGGTCAGAAACGAATGTTTGAATTGAGAAGTGGTGCAGTCGTTAAAAGTCCACGCTTTATCGTCAAGCAAAACGCTGACTATACATTGAATTTTTTAGGATTTGACAACAATTCCAAAATGTTCAAGGTTTATTTCTGCAAACGCATAAAAGGATCAACAGCAGATTTTGAAGAAAAACAACTAATCTACGACGGGAAACCAAGATGGCTAGATGGACCAATTTTGGATGGAAGTAGAGCAATCAAGAAATCATCACATTTTAATGTTGGAAATTTTGATGAAGGTTACCTTCAATTTGAGTACGAACTCAACAACCCGAACAAATGGGGTGGCCTATTTCTAACTGAGCTTGACTTCTATGAGGGTACAAATGACCGCAAATGGCAACCAGCACCAGAAGATAGTGCTGAACCTATTGAAGCCACACGGACACAAGTCACACAGCTAAATAATAGCTACTCAATCCGTAACCTAACAAGTGCCGGGGACGTGCTGGGGCAATTAAATTTGAACCCAGACGGCTCATTAAAAATTAATGAAGGCTTACTTTCAATTGGTGAAAAAACCTATATTAAAGATGGTGTTATTAAAAAATCAATGATCGGAAAAGCCCAAATTGACACGGCACACATTAAGGAGATTGACGCTTCACAAGCTAACATTTTCAATCTGAATGTTAATAATATAGCTGGTTTAAACGCTGAATTTATTAAAGCGAAGATTGAACATGCTTTGGTGGATTGGTTACAAGGTAAAATAATTTCCGCTATAAATGGTAAAACCGTGCTTAACCTAAATGATGGGCGTTTGGCTTTTCATGATAATTATACCGGTGTCTATCGGGAAGAACCAGGGGCGTCAAGCCAAGGGATGATGTTTCTTAATAACCCGGTTTATGTGAATGGTAGATCCATGATAAACAGTAAGGTAGTTATCGGAGCGGACCGCCGGGATAATGACGTGAACCAAAATTGGAATCGCGGTGGATTTAACGGAATGATCGTGGACACAATTCGGGGAGTTGGTACGGAAGCCCACGACAACGCCGATAAAGTAACCTTTGTAGGGGACCGCTTTAACTTCACTCACTCTTACGATTACGACCCTAACACCAATTCCAACCCTTACGGCTGGAAAATGACAACGTGGGGAACCGCAACTATAGCGCCATTCGGGACAAATGGAAGAAACACCAATATACAAGCCGGCGATTTTCTACTAATCAACAATGGAAATAATGGCGTTTGGTTAAGGCAAGTTTTGCGAACCTTAAAAACAGCATTGCAACACTTTGTTAATGCTGGTTTTGTAACAGATACTTTTACAATTCCAAGAACCGGCGCACAAATGCAAGTAGCTTTACACAGTTCTATCAGAAATGCAGTAGCTAACTCTTTAAGGGACTTTGATAAGCTGGGGATTTAAGAAAGGAAAATCAATGAACGAAGATTTTTATAATAGTGTACATTTTGAACTAGCTTCAGAAATTGGACAAAAAGCGGTAATTATTGCAACGCTTCAAGCGCAATTAAAAAATTGCCGTGAATACACCCAAAAACTTGAAGGCGAGAAACAAGACCTTCAGAAAGTTAAAGATGAATTACAGGCAGATTTTGAAGCGCTTCAGAAAGAAAAAGAAGAACTTCAAAACCAACTCAATGAATTGAAAGTAGAAGGAGCTGAATAATGCGGACTTATGCAGTAGTAGGGAAATACCCGGTATATGATGAAGATGGAAAAATCACACACACAGACATTTCTTTAAATGCAACTAGTGGGGGCTTCGATAGCTTCACCCAGCGAGTGGCCGGGGATCACCGGAACAAGCCGGACACTGAAGCGATTGAGCTTGCTAAAGACGCTTACTTTAAATCTGAATACGCTGAAAAAGCTTTGTCTGAAAGTGTACAGGAAATTGATAACCTGAAGATCAAAGCCAAAGAGCGAGATCAAAAGGTTAAAGAGCAAAAAGAACAGCTTGAAACCATTAATAAATTAGTGGAAAACAACGCTAAATTGACACAGGTTTCTATTTTAAACGCTGTAATGTCCGAAAATATCGCTTATGGAACAATCTATAAGCAATATATGAACCTTCTTCCTATCGCTAAAGAAGGCGATACCTTTGGACGTGATGAACTGTTTGTGGTAGAAGACCCGAACCATGTTGAATTGGACGGCGAAGGTATTCGCGTATTGATTCAAGCTAACGGGGAATTTATTTATAAAGGGGAAAACCTTGAAAAACTTGAACCACTTGAACGAAATGGAAAAATTGGAATTTGGAAATGGACAGAACCCAAAAGCAAAAACACCCCTAACAATTCAAACGATCTTGAAACTCAACCGGTACAATAGACCAATTGGAACAATGGGGAGGTGGTTAAAATGGCCTTAGTGGACCTAATTGATAAGCTGACACCGGTTCTGGTGGTGATTATTCCTAGTTATTTCTCTTTTAAAAGTTCCAAGACCACAAAGGAAGCAGATCAGAAATTAAGGGACCTTTCTGATAAGATCGACGACCTAGAAAAATCTGTTTTGAACGTGGAAGGAATTGGAGAAGATAACCAGCGGAATTTAACGATTATCGGAAAAGGCTTGCAACGGTTGCAACGTTTTCGATTGCAAGAAAATTTGAAGAATGCCCTTAAAAGGGGGCATACTAACCAGCACGAAATAGAAGAACTTTCCCGCCTTTATGAGAGCTATATTGAATTAGGCGGGAATGGCGCTATTAAAGTGTTATTCGAACGGTTTTTAGACCTAGAAATTAAAGAGGA